TAATAATGCTGATAATACTCGTGGTATTACTTTAGATAGAACCGAAACAGTTTACAATATAACTGATACTATAGAAATATACACAAAAGATATGGTTATCAACGGTGTAGAATATTCTAAAAAGGAAATAACTAATGAATTAAAATATTTAATATTTGATTTCTTTCAAACTTGGGGATTTACAAGAACACAGGCTTCACAAGGAGAATACTTAAATTATGAAGTAGACAGATACATTATAATTGAAACTTCTAGTCTTAATAGTTGGAATAGAAAAATAAATTTATAAGGGGGAAAAAATAATGATAACTTTAGATAGAACTTATACAGACCAAGGTATAATAAGTGCAGGTTCAGGTTTATATGTTTATGATAGTAATGATAGCAAATATCATTTACTTATCCCTACAACAGATATGCCTCAAACAAAAGGTGCACCTGATACAATAGAGAAAACTGTATTGACAGATAGCTCAATAACAGAAGTTGAAGGTCTACAATCTAATGACCAAAAAGAATATACTTATAATTATCATAGAGATAATATAAGAGCATTAAAGAAATATGCAGGAAAAGTACAAACATTCCTTGAGAGAAATGGTATGGACTTTACAGGAGAAAAATTCACAGGTACTCTATCTATGGGTAGGGACGCAGTTTCTGTAAATGGAATATTACAAGGTAAATTCTATATTACAGTAAATAGTGCTGAAGAATATCCTGTTGATGACATTAGAGATTTAATAGAAAAAACAGCTATCATTTATACACCATTACCATCAATGGAAATTGAAGGTACAGGAAGCCAAGTTTTAGACTTACAAGTTAGTGAAAATGCTACAGTATCAGCAACTTCTGAAGCAACTTCAATAGCAACAGTTACAGTTGCTAATAACAAAGTAACAGTAACAGGTGTTGCAAATGGTAATACATTAATTAAACTTGTATGTTCTGCAACAGGAGAAGCTAGTTCAGAAAGAACAATAATGGTTTCTGTAAGTGGAAATTAGTAATATAAATAGGGGGAAGATTATATGGTAACAAATTTTAGTGAAGAACATATTGAAATTGACGGAAAAGATTATACTCTATTCTTAAATAGAAAAGGTATAGTTAGTTGGGAAAACATAACAAAGTTTTCAAATAAAGCTAAAGAAATGGAAAAGAAATATAAAGACGTTGACCTTGAAATTTTAAAAGGAGATGAACCTATAGAAGTTGAAGATAATGCAAACCCTTTTGATTATTCTATCTCTGAAGAACTTGATAATTTAGAGAAAGATGAAGCAATATTAAGAGAAATTTATATTAAGTTCTATTGGATAGCTTTATATACAAACCACCAACTATCTGTATCACAAGTAACAGAATTGTTTGAACAAGCCGAAAAAGAATATGGTATCGAACAATTAATAGAACTTGCTAATAAAATGATAGAGAACGCAAACAAGAATAAATATGGAAACACAGAATTAAAAAAATTGGAAGCACTAAACCAAACGAAATAGATAAAGACGAACCACAAGCTAGCGAATATTCAAGCTATACGGAACTTTATCTTAACGAGTTATTTCCTAGTGCAATAATGTTCGGTATGTCTAGTACAGAGTTTTGGGAAGCTGACCCACAACTATACTTTTCATATCGAACTTTTTATTTAAAAAAAGTTCAATCACAAATACAAGAGTGGAACTATAAGAGTTGGTTGAGTGGAAGTTACTCTTATCTTGCGGTTTCTGTTGCTTTAAATAATGCGTTTTCTAAAAAGAAAATAGAATACCCTTCAAAACCTTTTGAAGAAGATAAAGAAAAAACAAAGACAGAATTGCAAGAAATGATGGAAAAAGAAAACGATAAAGATATTAGACAACAAATTGAATTTAATTATTGGGCAAGATTATAAAAGAAAGAAGGTGGAATAATGGCTAATTTAGTAGAATTAATAATTAATGGTTCGGCAAAGCGGTGCTATTAATAGTTTAAAAAACATGAAAGATATGTCGAAACAAACTCGTTCAGAGATTACATTATTAATTTCTAATTTTGCAAGACTAGGTAATACATTGTATAAAGCCACTAAATACTCTGATGAATATACAACTTCATTAAGATTATTAAAGACTACTTTAGGAGATACAACTAGCGAAGCAACAGCATTTATCAAAAAGTTATCCGAAATGTCAGGGTTAGATGAAAACATATTAACTAAACAAACAGCAAAGTTCGTTCAATTAGGCGAAAGTATGAATATGTCAAATCAAATGGCAGAAGATTTTTCAGAGAATTTATCAATACTTACAACTAAACTTGCTATGTTATATAATATGGACTACACCACAATGGCGAGTACAATACAAAAGGCAATACAAGGTTCACAAGTGTCTTTAAAATCAAAAACAGGTATTGTATTAAATGAATTGTCAGAGCAGACAACCTTAAATGCGTATGGTATAGATAGACAAGTATCAAGTTTAAATGACGCAGAAATTGCATTGGTAAAATATGCTACTATTTTAAGACAAGTAAGTGATGATACAAATGTTTATCAAGACGCAGTTAATTCATTAGCATGGCAAAAACAAATACTTACAGCACAAGCTAAAAGACTTGCAACAGCAATAGGGCAGTTGGTAACACCGGCATTTACTAAATTAGTAACAGTTTTAAATGCTGTATTAATGGTAATTACTGAAATAGTATCAATGTTAGCTGCTTTAGTCGGTGCAAATATTAGTACAACTAATACTGTAGCAGAGGCTGCTGATGGCTATAATAAACTTGGTGCAAGTATTGGCGGTGCTTCTTCTCAGGCTAAAAAATCATTAAGAGCTTTTGATAAGTTGAATAATATAACTACACCAAGTCCTCGGTTCAGGTGGTGGTGGTGGACTTGGTATTGATAGTTCAATGCTAGGTTTACTTGGAAATATAGATGATAACTTTTTAAACATAAGAAACAGAGCCACAGAAATAAAAGATAAAATTATGGAATGGCTTGGTTTCCAAAAGACGATAGACTTACTAACAGGAGAAACGAAGTGGAAATATTTAGGTTTTGATACTACTTTAAAAAATATTTGGAAATGGTGGAAAAACTTAAATGCTGTAGCCAAAATCTTTATTGGTTTAGGTGTATATATTGTACTATCTAAAATAATAACATTTGCAATTAAGGCAGCTAAAGCTATTTTAGGAATAGGAACAGCATTTGCAAGCCTTAATCTTGCATTAGTTGGAATTGTTGGTATTGGCACAGGCTTGTTTATGTTTATAGCAGCTTTACAAGATATAATTGAAAATGGCTTTTCTGTAAAAAATTCACTCGAATTAATAGGTGGTGCAATTATTGTAGTTGCTAGTTCTATTGCAATTATGAAAGCTGTTTTAGGCGACGTTAGTGGTTTGGCTATGCTAACTGTAGGTGCAGCAACTACAGCAGCCTTATCAGTAGTCGGTCTTACAACTGTGTTAAGTGAACAACAAGCAGGTGTAAATGATACTGTTAGAGCTATTGTAGATTATAATGCAACACTTGAAGAAATGAAGCAAAAAGAAACTGAAAGTATGGAAGTAACTTATGGAAAAATAGAAAGAGCTAACGAATTAATAGATAGTTTGGAAGGACTTATTGACGCAAATGGAAGAATTGTTGGTAGTGAAGATGAAGTTGGTTCAAAACTTTATGAAATAAATAATTTGTTAGGAACTGAATATGAAATAACAAATGGTCAAGTAACCCTTAATGGTAAGTTAATAGGTACTTATGATGATTTAAAAGCTAGTGTAGATAATTATTGTAAACAATTACGTGTTAAATCGGAATTAGAACTATTAGAAGAAAGACACCTTGAAACATTAAAACAAAAGAAAAATTTACAAGAACAACAGAAAAAATTATTAAATGAAATTACTGAAGATACAAAGAATTATGATATGACTTCTAGTGACGGTTATTTACAATGGATACGAAATAACTCTAACAAAATAGTTCAAATGAAAGACTTAAAAGACCAAATAGATGATAATGAAGAAAGTTTAAAACAAATGGAAGAAGCAGGTTATTTGTATTCACAAGGTAGATTTGATGAAGCAGCTGCTAAATTAGATGAAACAATACAACACCATTCAGGAGATATAAACAATTTTATTACTGAAACGACAGCGAAAGTAAAAGGTATACCTGATGAGTTTAAAAATGTTTGGTCAGATATTCAACATGGACAATATAGTAAAATAACTTTAAATGTTGACGCAGACGTTAGCAAAGCAAATTCTGCGATAGCTTCTATTAATAGAACATTAAAACTAAATATACCTTCTATTACACCAAAGGCTGAAGGTGGTTTTTTAACACAAGGAGAAGTTTTTGTTGCTCGTGAAGCAGGTCCTGAATTAGTTGGTACAATGAACGGACATTCAGCAGTTGCTAACAATGACCAAATTATAAAAGGTATTCAAGGTGGTGTG